AACTTCATTGGAAAATGCAGTTATTCAAATCGCAGCTTGGACTGATGAGCGTGGTCTATTAATTGCAGCTAAACCTAAAAAACTTATCGTTCCACCAGCATTGCAATTCGTTGCAACTCGCTTATTGGAAACTGAGTTACGTGTTGGTACTGCTGACAATGATATCAATGCTATTAAGAACAATGGCTCTATCCCAGAAGGTTATACAATTAACCACTTCTTGACAGACGCTAATGGTTGGTACTTAACAACTGACGTTCCTAATGGTATGAAACACTTTGTTCGTACTCCATTAAGTAATTCAATGGACGGTGACTTTGACACAGGTAACGTACGTTATAAATCACGTGAACGTTATTCATTCGGTTGGTCAGATCCGTTAGGTATGTTCGGTTCACCAGGTGCTTAATTAAGCATTTGATGATGGAAAAGGCTCTCTTCGGAGGGCCTTTTTTATTTGCCAGTAAGCGTGAAAATACTACCGTTTACAGGCAAAAGTATTGTAAAATAAACATATCCAGGAACTACCTGGTTTATTAGACTGTCCTGGCAGACGCATATAAGACTAATAAACTTAACTTTATATGAAGGAAAATTATTATGTCATCAACAACCTTTTCGGGTCCAGTGACCTCTACAGCTGGTTTTATTACTGGCACAGGCGTTAATTCAACAGTTACAGCATCAACATTAACAGTAACAGCATCTGCATACAATGGTCAAACAATCAACCTAAGCCGTGCAGCTGGTATCACAGTTACTCTTCCAGCAGCTACAGGTTCAAACGCTGTTTACAGATTTGAAGTTGCAACATCTGTTACATCTAACAGTTACAAAATTCAAGTAGCTAACTCAACAGACGTTATGAATGGCTTCTCATCAGTTGCTGGTACTACAGGTACTGTATTCAGCACTCTTCCAGCTTCAGATACAATCACAATGAATGGTTCTACAACAGGTGGTTTAATTGGTTCATACGTTCAAATAACTGACCTTGCAACTGGTTATTATTTAGTACAAGGATCTTTAGTAGGTTCTGGTACACCAGCTACACCATTTAGCGCAGCTGTTTAATTAATCACTGGGGGCACTTAGCCCCCTTTATAACCCAAGGAGATTAATTATGGCAATGCAATATGATGTAAAACAAGGTCACATAGATCAAAGCGGCTATCTAGTAAAATTTGCAACTAGAGTTAAAGGCGTGTCATATGTAGGCACGGCTACTGCTGGATTTGTAGTTTTATTTGATACATTAACAACGCCAGTTTCATCTAGTGTTACTTATGGCAGATCTGGTACAACTGTAACTGTAACTAAAGTAGCTCATGGATTAAGTACAGGAGATAAAATTGGTATTCATTTTGAATCTGGTACAGGTGGTGCAGCAACTGATGGTAACTACACAATAACCAGATTAACTGCAGATACATTTACGCTTACAGATATTAATACTGGAACAATTACTGCATCACCAACAGCAGTATATTCTACAAAATGGCTATTAACTTATAATTCTTCTGCAGCTGATACATATAATAATGCTCCAATTATCCCAGGCGAAGGTGTGCGTGTAGATAATGGCGTTTATGCTTATATGGTTAACATAGAAGCTACTCAAATATTTTACGGATAATATATGAGCGCAGAACGTGAAGTTATAGAACACGGTGTAGAAATTAAACATATACAATCAGATGTGGATAGTATTATGGAAGATATGGAACAGCTAAAAGCTCGTCTTGATAGTATTGAAAAAACACTAGAAGAGATTAAAGGTGGCTGGAAAGTATTTATTGCTATCGCTACTGTTATTTCAGGCGTTATAAGCTGGATGGTAACTCACTGGTTAGGTAAATAATGCCAAGCAAATCTAAAGCACAACATAAACTTATGAATGCAGTAGCTCATAACGCTAAGTTTGCTAAAAAGGTTGGTATCCCTCAATCAGTAGGTAAAGATTTTGCAGAAGCTGATAAAGGTAAGAAGTTTAAAAAAGGTGGTGTATCATTAGCTGTTGGACGTGGTGAGAAATTGCCAGTATCTAAAGGTGCTGGATTAACTGCCAAAGGCCGTGCTAAATATAACGCTGCTACAGGATCAAATTTAAAAGCTCCACAACCAGAAGGCGGTGCTCGCAAGAGATCTTTCTGTGCAAGAATGTCTGGAATGCCTGGACCTATGAAAGATGAAAAAGGCAGGCCTACTAGAAAAGCAGCTTCTCTTAAACGATGGAAATGTAACTAAGGAATTAATATGAAAAAGAAATCAACCAATCCAAGAATGGCTATGATGATGGGACGTGCAATGAGACGACCAGCACTAGCTGCAAGCCCAGCAGTAGCTCAACCAGCTATTAATCCAATGGCTGCTATGGCTGCTCCAACAATGCCAACTATGAAAAAAGGTGGAAAAACTATGAAATCAGATATGAAAGAAGATACAAAAATGGACATGGCTCAAGACAAAGCTATGATCAAAAAAGCTATGAAGCAACATGATATGCAAGAACACAAAGGTGGTAAAGGCACTAAGTTATCCCTTAAATCAGGCGGTAAATGTTACGCTTCTGGTGGCAAAGCATCTCAATTAGCAAAAGCTAATGGCATTGCTGTTCGTGGTAAAACTCGTGGAAAGATTATTTAATCATGGCAGATAAAGACAAAGCCCCCACACAAGCTGACTATGATAAAGCTTGGGAAGATGTAAAGAAAAATCCCAAATCAGCCCCTAAGTTTATTGATGGTATGCCTCCTAAAGAAACTCCTGACATTAAAAAAGGTTTATTAGAAGGATTAAAAGGCTATTCACCAAGCAAAGAAGTTAAAAAGTTTGATGATAATTATAAACAAGGTGGCAAAGTATCTTCAGCCTCTAAACGTGCAGATGGTTGCGCCATTCGTGGAAAGACAAGAGCATAATGAGAACTTCTCGTGGTATGGGCGATATTGCACCATCTAAAATGCCTAAAGGTAAAAAGAAAGCCCGTAGAGATGATACGGACTTTACTCAATACGCTAAAGGTGGCAAGGTAGGTTTATATGCTAATATTCATGCTAAGAAGGCACGTATTGCTGCTGGCTCTGGTGAGAAGATGCGTAAACCTGGCTCTAAAGGTGCGCCAACCGCAAAACAATTCAAACAAGCTGCTAAAACAGCTAAGAAATAGGGGTATATATGATTAAGAAATTTGTGAAAAAACTTATCAAGAAGCTTAAGAATTTGCGTATTCTGCAAAAATAGGTAAACAATGGCCTCAACTACAGGAACCACCCTATTTAATCTAAACATGAATGACCTCATTGAAGAGGCATTTGAGCGCTGTGGTTTAGAGTTAAGATCAGGTTACGATTTTAGAACTGCTAGACGATCACTTAATCTATTAACAATTGAGTGGGCTAATCGTGGTATTAACCTTTGGACAATTGAAGAAGGTCAAATACAAATGGCTACAGGCCAGATTACCTATGCTCTTCCAGTAGATACTATTGATTTATTAAGTATGATTACTAGAACTGGTAATGGTGGACCTAACCAACAAGACATTAATATTAATCGTATATCAGAAGATACTTATTCTACGATTCCAAATAAATTAGCTACAGGCCGTCCTATCCAAGTATGGATTAATAGACAGTCTGGTATGTCTAACACAAGCACTGTATATCTAGCAGCTTCTATTAGCTCTACAGACACTACTATTACATTAAGCACCGTATCAGGTATTGCAGCGGCTGGGTTTATTCAAATAGATAATGAAATTATTTACTATCCAAATGTAGATAGCACAAACAATCAATTATTAAATTGTGCTCGTGGTCAAAACAATACAACAGCAGCAGCTCATGTAGCTACTACAACACCACGCAACTACATTACTATACAAAACTTACCAAGCGTCAATGTATGGCCTAGCCCTAACTCTCCTGGCAATCAGTATACGTTTGTATATTGGAGAATGCGTAGAGTACAAGATGCTGGCACTGGCGTAACAGTTAATGATATTCCATTTAGATTCTTACCATGTATGGTAGCTGGATTAGCTTATTACTTAGCTATTAAATCCCCTGCAGTAGATCCTAATAGAGTAGCATTCTTACAGTCTGACTATGAAAAACAATGGGATCTAGCATCTCAAGAGGACAGAGAAAAGGCACCAATTAGATTTGTGCCTAGAAATATGTCTTATATAAGGTAATTATGGCTACCAAGTATTCAAGCGGTAAACACTCCATTGCCGAATGTGATCGTTGTGGTCAACGCTATAAGCTTTCAGAATTAAGAAAACTTATACTTAAAACAAAACAGATTAGCGTTAAGGTTTGTCCAGAATGCTGGGAACCAGATCAACCACAGTTATTATTAGGTATGTATCCTGTGAATGATCCACAAGCAGTTCGTGAACCAAGACCAGATGTATCCTATCAAATATCTGGTAATACAGGTTTACAAATTGGATTAAATAATTCTAACAATATTCAAGATAATGGTTACCCTCAAGATGGTAGCCGTCAAATTGAATGGGGTTGGAATCCAGTAGGTGGAGCAAGTTACTTTGATACTTTATTAACGCCTAACCACCTTATAAGTAATGTTATAATAGGCGATGTAACAATTGTCACAACTTAATTAGGAGAAATAAAATGGCATTTCGTAAAGCAGCTGATGGTATTACTAAACAAGGTAAAACTAAAGGCAAAAATCTAGGTGATTCAGGACCAATAGCTGGTATTCAATCTGGTAAAGGTTCTAAGGGTGCTTCTTCAGTAACTTCATTATCTATGAAGAAACTTGGACGCAATTTAGCAAGAGCAATGAATCAAAAAAAAGGTAAATAATCATGACTACAGAACGCAAAGTTCCAGTGACACCAGCAGAATCTTATCCTTTAGGTAATGCTAAAGAGAATAAAGATGCTAGTGCATATACTGGATTTAAATATCCATCTGGCGGTGGTGATGACATTGGTGTTTATAAACAACCTATGGATAATCCAAATGGCACAGAGCAAAATGCAGTAGCTATGCCTGGCAACGGAATAGATAGAATGAACATTTCTGTTGGTGGCGTAAGCAAAGGTAACTATGCAGAAGTAAACCCATATGGCGTTAAAGAAATGCGTGGTTATGGTGCAGCTACTAAAGGTCGTAAGATTAGCGGTAAACAAGGCTAGTAATGAACTACGTTCAACTGTATCAATCAATTCAGGATTATGCGGAAACTACGGAAC